TTAATCCATTTACATCTAAAGTTTGTGTAGAATTATTATAAGTAAAATTACCTTGGTCTTCTATATTTGTTCCTGATGTAGCAAAGGAAACTCTTCCTGCTGTTAATCCACTTGTTGTAACATTACCAGTTGATGAGCTTGTTCCAGCACCAATTAATGAACGCACCTCAGCAGCTGATATACCTGAATTCAATGATGGTGAAGTACCATCACTTAATATAGCTGGTACACCTGTATCAGTTACTTTAGCGTTATTAGCAGTTATATCAGATGCTTGAGTTGAGGATATAGTTGTTGTATTACCAGCTAATGCTGTAGTTGATGTTGTTCCTAAAGTTAAACTAGATGTACCAGCTCCAATGTCACTCCTTACTTCAGCACCAGTCCTATACATAACTTCTCCTGAGTTTGATACCAAAAATTTATCAGTATCAAATGTGACGTTTGTAATAGTACCTATATTAATACCTCCTCTAAAATATACATGATTAGAACTATAACCATAATAAAATACAACTTCATTTGTACCAGCATTTTTTCTATAGAAAGCAATTGTATCACTACTCTCTCCAGTTGCTGGGAAAGCAGGTGATCCATCACCATTGTAAAACATACCTCCACCATAAGTAGTTGATTGTCCTACATAAACATATCCTGTACCTTGAGAGTTACCATATGCTTCAAACCCAGCTTTATATCCATCTCCAGCTAAAGATCTAATAGCTCTATCTTGAGTAGCTGTTGTTGTTCCAGCCTCTAAGTTTGCGCCTGAAGTAATAAATACTGAAGTTGATGATATATCATTTATACCTGTCCAAAGTGCAACACCTCTTGTAGTTAAACGTGAACCTTGCACATTACCTACTTGTGTATTGTCAAGTTTTTGCCATGTATCTGTAGCTAAATCTGCTCTAATACACCAATCACCTATAGCCCAATTATTAGGAGTTGTGCCTGATCCATTTGGTGTAGCACTACCAGACGCACTTACTATATAGTAACTACCTGGTATGTGTGTTGAAGTTTGTGTTAAATCTGGAGTACCACCACCACCTAAACCTGAAGCATCCCATTCACTTACAAATTTTAAAGCTCCTGTTGTAGCTGTATTAATAGCTGTTTGTATTTGAGCCCCAGTTGCTAAGTTTGATGAAGAAGCACTAACTGTACCTGTATTAGCACTAACAGTTGGATCTGTACTGGTACCACCCATAGTTATAGTACTAGCATTACCACTTGTAACACTTGTTACTGTACCTACACCTGAAACAGCATTGTCTACATAAGTTTTATTTGCTGCGTCAGTTCCAGAACTTACTGTATCTACCCCTTGAATACGTCCTGTACCTCCAAGAGTAATGTCTCCTCCTGAAACAGTTAAATCTCCTACAAAAGTTGCATTAAATTGTTGATCTAGAATTAAAGTATTACTACTTGTTGTTCCATCTGTCTGTTTAAATATAAATTGACCTTGAGTACTTGCTCCGCCTCTAGTTTGGAAATTAGCGGTTGAACCAGATTGTGTTATTGCAAGTTCTTGATTTGCTACAGATGAATCATTTAATCTTATATAAGGACTTGCTTTATCTATTGTTATATTTCCTCCAAAAGTTGCGTTGCCTGTTGATCCATCAATAGTTAATCTTGTTGATTGACCAGCTCCTGTAGCACCTGTATCAAATGCTAAATCGCCACCATCTAATAATCTTAAAACACCTACCCCATTAGTTCCTGAGTTTCTTTGAAATGCTAAAAAAGGTTCTACATTTGTAGTAGTTCTTATTATTGAACCTGTTGATGTTGATAAACTTACTAAAGAAGAACCTGAAACAACTTCTCCTACCACATTAACCCCTGTGCTTGTTGTTTCAAACTTTTTTGCACCATTATGATATAAATTTACAGCACCATCATTTACTGCGTAAATCATATTTTCACCAGTATCACTTTGCAATCTTATTGCACCAGCACTTTTAATATATAAACTACCTGTTCCTGTTTCATCTATATAACTATTACTGCCATCGTGATAGATTTGAAGATCTCCATCATCACCAAATCTAGATGCAATACCATCATTATGGTACACTCCTAAAGCTGCTGTTACAATTATAGACCTGTTGCTGCCATCAAGGCGTAAATAAACTTCTTCTGCACCTTGACCATTGTCTGTTCTAAATACAATATCTTTATCATCTGCTTGATTTGTAATATATAAATCGCCTGTTTTATTTGTAATATAACTATCTGTAGCGTCATGATCAATTGTTAAATCATTGCCAGCTCCCCATTTTGCTGATACTTGGTCTCCGTGTTGCGTGTGATCATTAAATTGTGTTACGCCTGTCATTGTCCCACCGGCTAGTGGTAAGTAAACACCTACACCTCCTTGAGCATCTACGTAAGCTTTAGTTGTAAAGTTAGCAGCAGCAGTAGGTGTTATACCAGATACTAAACCTGCAAAAGTTGCGTTATCACCATCTAAGAATAAGGCATTATTAGAACCATTATTAGTTTGTAAATACATTCTTGCATTATTACTTACAACATAACTGTAATCGCTATGGATAGCTTCTAATCTTATTGACCTATTTCCTGCAGTAGCGTTTAAATGTGTTCTAACGCTTGTTCCAGTTGTATCTGTATTTTGGAATGTAAAACTACTTGTAGCATTTTGATTTTTTGAAGCAGTTATTGTTCCTTCAAAAGTTGCGTTTTGTGAAGAGTCTAAAGTTAAAGCAGTTAACCCGCTGGCGCCTGTTGCAATAACTAAAGCATTGTTTTCTGTACCATATATAATTCCTAAGTCTCCCTGATTTACATTTGACCAAGTAATACCAGGCCTTGCTGCTCCAGAGCCTTTAACTGTTAAACCTGTGTAATTAGAAAGACCACTAATAAGCAGGGTTCCTGGATTTCCTGATATTGTTCCTCCAGCAAGTGGTAAGTAAGCACCACCAGTTGCAGGAGCACCACCAATATCACTTAGTACTTGTGCTCCAGTTCTGTATTTAATCACACCATTGTCTGCAACTACAAACTTATCAGTATCGGTAGAGGCGTTTGTTATGTTATCTAATGAAAGATCACCATTTATAAGTACATCATTTGATATATAAGCATCTCCATTTACATCTAAATTATATGAAGGTAATTGAAAATCACTTGAAGGATTTATAAGTATTGCTCCTGTAGCTGAGTTATTTGTACCAATAGCAGAAACATTAACAGCGTGAATAAAAGATCCACTACCGTTTCCTTTGTGAGCAGATAAAGTTAATATAGATTGATTATTTGAAGCATCAGCTATTCTTGAGTAAATAGCATTATAAGTTAATGGAGTCCCCGAACCTGGAACCATACCATTCTTACCTTTGTATTCTACAACACCTAACGTGTCTGAGTCTGCAACAGCAGCATTTCTATATAACACTAAATCTGGTGCAGAAGAAGCAGATGTATCTGTAGAAGTTAAAACTATATTGTCAGTAACTCCTGTTGTAGAAAACGTTGCATTTCCTGTTACACTAAGATCATTAATAAACTGTATTGCCATTCTTAATAAATTTAATTATTATATGTTACTAACTGCTAATATACAAATATCCATTAACTACCCAATAAATGTAAGCAACACTTTATGAGTACTATCAGCAATTGTTCCATTAAATTTAACAATTAAATCATTAGAAGATCTTGTAATACCTGCATATACAGTTTCACCTGCGTTAGTTATAACTTCACATTTTACATCTTCAGCAGTTGCTGTAGAAAATGAATTAGTAACATCATATGTAAATGTAGTAACTCCAGTTGAAGTACTTCCACCTGTTAAAACAACTTTATCTCCTAAAGCTCCTTGTGCAGTACCTGTAATTGTTATTTCAGTTGCACTATTTCTTGTTAATGTAATACCTGTTCCTTCTGTTAAATTTACAGTACTATCTGCACCACCAGCTGTTCCATCTAAAAGTAATGGAACACTTGTTCCAGATTTTGCTTGAGCTTTTAATTCATACTTAGCATCTGAATTAGTAGTATAAGAAGGTACATCCCATGTATTATCTTTAGATAAAAATCTTGTTGCTGTACTTGAAGTTCCATCTACCGCTGTTAAATCTACATCTCCTATATCTATACTTCCTGCTTGTGCATTAAATACAGTTTCATAAGCTACATAAGTACCACCATTAGTATTAGTAAAATCAGTGACACCTTCATCAGACTGTACAATTGACCAATCAGCTGCATCTGAAGCATTAGCAGCTGCATCATCTACGGCTATAATTGAATCCCCTATATCTAGTAAAGGAGATGAACAATAAAAATTACCTGCTGTTGCAACTACATAGTAATCACCTTGTGTTACAGCTACTCTAGTACCTGCACCACCTGGACAGTTATATAAATTAGATCCTGAGTTACTTCCTGATACAATCGCACCCGTAGAAGCATTAAATGTTCCTTTAAACGTTAGACCACCCGAAACTAAACCATCAACATATCCTTTTGAAGCTGCATCTGTTGAAACTAATGGCGTTCCTGGTATTGTTACTTGATATCCAAATGAAGATCTAGTTGTTGCTGCTCCTGCATTAACTGCTATACTGGTTGTAACTGATAAATCATCAGCTAACTTAAATTCATATTCATCTTCTGTAGAAACATCTATTACTACTTGATTACTAAAACCCTTAAATTCTATAGAATCTTGAGTAACACCATTAGCAGATAAAATTAAAGTTGCATCTCCAGCAGCTTTATCTAATGCATATGTTGTATTTACATTTGGATTAGAAGGCATTGTAAATGTTGTTACCTCATGTCCTGTAACGTGTCCAGTTGCATTTGTTGTTACATCAGTATATGCATCAAAAGTTCCTCCAAATGTTAAAGTAGCAGTATCTGTAGAAGCTGAATCAGCTTGTGCAGCATGACCTATAGTAATATCACCCGTAGCTCCACCACCTGTTATTGGAGCTGTAACATCAACTTTTGTAATATCTCCTTGTGGAATACTTGGAAAAGCTGCTATATTACCTAAACCATTTATATAATCTGTTGAAGCACCATTCATTGTTATATCAACAGATGGATCTATTGTAGCTGTATTTCCTATACTTGCTGTAAATGCATTACCAGCATGTGTAGCTGCCACAGAAGTAACAGTACCAGCTGCTGAATCAGTTCCTGTAACTGTAAGTGTATTACCACTTCTAGTTACTCCTACTGTACCTGCACCAACAATTAATACATCATCGTGATTGCTTGTCCCTGTCTCAGTTAATCTTACACCTGCTGAACCATTTGCTGATCCAACACCTGTAAGATCATATTTTGTATCTGAATCTATTGCTACCCATGCCGTGCCATTATACAATTTTAAGGCATTAATACTTGAATTGTAATAAACTCTACCAGCAATCCCGGTGGGATCAGACCCTAATGGTTGAACAATAAAGTTCTGTAATTGGTTCTCATTTAAATTTACATTTCCTGTAACATTTAAACCTGTTAAAAATTGTATTGCCATTTTATTTTATTTTATGTTTTTTAATTTAAATAAACGCAACCTGAAAATGCTGCATTAAATGTTATTACTAATTGTTGAGAACCCTTATAATCTACATTACCAACAACTACTGTGTTTCCACTATCTACTACTGTTACAGAAGGGTATCCTCCTAAATTATGTGTTACCGTCCATGTACTAGATGCAACTTCAAAACATTGAGCATATGTACCTTCATCAGCTAATATATCTGCTAAATCTATTATTGTACAGACATTAGTTGGCGTAACAGGACAACTCATGCTTGCTTTAATATTTATTTTTGCTAAAGGTTCTACAAATACTCCTTTATCTTCAGTTGCAACAACAACTTTACTACTTGCTGCATTTTGCCAATCACATAAACCTTTCTCAACTACAGCATTTGCAAAATCAGTGTAGCAGCAAGCTTCTATCCCAAATCTAATTGATTGGAAATTTGCATAAGCTTGATTAGCAAAATTTTGCTCAACCTTAATTTGCTTTAACAATTTAAGCTCTTTTTCCTGAGCTGCATTTGATGATGCTACTATCGTTGATGTTGCCATATTTTATCTACTTATTTCTTAAATCTTGTATCCGTTGTTTAGCTAGTTCTAAATTTAAGTCACGTGATGTTGACACATTTGCTTCAGCTGTTGCTCTGCAATTTTTACATATCACTACTCCATTAAAACTAACCTTTTGACATCCGCAAGTAAATGTTACATTACAATGTGCACAATTAGCCATATTCCGTTGGTTTAAATTAAATATTTTGAACTTGATCCGCAATTCCCTGAAGGACAGCTTACCTTATTCAATCTTTGTTTTGCATAGTTATAAAGTTGCATACCGTGAGCGGATGATTGACAGTATTCTACATTAGATACTGCTGCATCAATCATTGTTCTTATATAATACATTTCTGATAACAACTCTTGTTTATTTATATCTGGTTGACAGGGCTGTACATTTAAATCACATAATACTTCATAATAAGTAGTAAGTAATTTAGTTACTCTTAAATGATTATATTCTACATACACTTTAGAGTTTGGAGATACACTATATTTAATTATATATATACCATCTGGTATTTGTGCTTGTGTTGTACCACAATCCACTGTTTGTAATGCCAATGTACATGCTGTTAAACACATATCAAAATCTTTATCAACTTTAATTAATACAGGAACTGAATATCCAGGAAGGGTAATTAAAAGTTCTTCACAATCAACAGCTAACTCTTTTGAATATTGACTTGTATCTTTTATACATAACAAATCACAGTTAGATACTGTAGGTATTTCTAAACTTAATATATGTCTACTTGCCATTTTCTATTTACTTTATTATACTATATAGATAATATACAAAAAATAACAGACAATGTAAAATAAAAAGAGCAGGAGATTTCTCCCCTGCTCTATTATTTAAACTTTATAGTTTAAGTGACTACCAATATAAATTATTTTCCACTGGTACAAAGTTACCTGTACTTGTTGCCCATGCAGACAATGCATTCAATAATGCAAGTGCCTCAGCTTGTGCAGCAGCATCAGAACATTTTACATAGATCTTATATACATACTGATCATTATCAAACACTCCACTAGGATTGTTGAATCTTGGTACAGAATGTTGTACATAATATGCTTTGTAAGTTGCAGTTCTATCTACAGCAGCTAAAAGTTCATCAGACATTTCAATTTCTCTGATTCTAGCACTGTCACGATTTCCTTGATTATAAGGAGATTGACGGTATCTTTCAGACATAATTAATTCTCTAATTACTTCTTCACCTTGAGTTTGTTGCATTGACCCAGGAGTTCTTGCTTCAACACCACAGTCATTACATGGATTACCAGTCTCATCTAATTGAGAAAGAATAATCTCAACAGGCTCAGCATTGTAGTGATCTCTTGTATCAAAAGAACAATTACCAAATGTAGTATCTACATAAGCTCCAACAAATTCCACCTTAGCAGATATTTTAGTAGCTCCGTTTGGATCCGTTGATGGTACATAGTTCCCAGATGCAGCAGTTCCTTTTGCCTGAGCAATAGAATATACAGCACTTGTAGATACACCACCAGTTACTGAAGTAATAATTACTCCTCCTGCAGTTAATCCTGCAGCAGCAACAGTTAAAGTTGCATCAGCATTTCCAGCTGATAAAGTAACAACATCACCTGCTTGATAACCAGATCCAGCTTGTGAAATTTCATAAGTTAAAATAACACCTGCATTTACAGATAGTACACTAACTTGAGCATCAACAAATCCTGGTCTTGAAGAAGCAGAAATTGCAGTACCTAATGAATCAACAGCAGTTGTAGCTGAAAGTGCTACAGCATAACCTGTACCACCAGCCAATGTAAGACCAGCTCCAGCTAGAAGTCCGTTTATATCTCCTTCTGCTACAAATGGTTTGATTAATGGATCCATAAGAGCCATATCTGCCATCACTGCTAAAACAAGTGCTGGATCAATATACTCTTGTCCATCAATACAACATACATTTGCTGAATCAGCAATTGCATAAGCATTGTGATTTAAGAATCTTAGTGCAGGTGAACCCTTTACATCAATTCTCATAAATTGTGTTTTACCACATGGTGCACAATCAGAAGCTAATGATAAACTAGCTGTTGCTTGTGATGCCGAAGTACAATTTGCACTCCATAATCTAGTAATATATCTTGGGTTAATCCCTTTAGATTTTACTGATTCTTTGTACCCACCATGTCCAGGATTGTTTCCAATAGTGTCTTTAGTATAAAATGAACCTTGTACAATGTAGCCAAGATCACCAGCAGCCGGAGCTCCAGGTAAATTGACAGATGCCCAAGTTCCATCACTAACTAAAGCAACTTCTCCTGCGGTAAGAGCACTTGTTGCAGTTCCAGCTACGGCCAGCGTGCTGTCTGCAATAAACGTCTTGTTAAACGCATTATTAAAATATGCCATAATAAAAAATTTGTGTGAGGACCATTACCCCCACTAGTTATATATAATGATTTTTCCAGTTTACTCTGCTCGTAACATATGTGTTACTATAATAATATACAAAAAAATAAATATCATTTTAATATATATTAGTTATTTCTTTCTGCTGCTTGCGTACCTCTTTGTTGTTGATACATATTTTCTATATCACCAGCAATTAATGCAGCTGTATCATCAAGTATAACTTCTACTAAATCATCCTTAAATTCACTATTTACATTAGTAGTACTTACTAAACCTGTATAAGGGTCAACACACCCTGTTATTTGTATTAATGTTGGTTTTCTATAATACGTTAATACTGGAAGAACTATTTCAAAATTTTTGTTTTTATAAATTCTTATAGTATTATTTAACATTGTGCAAAATGTTTCACCCCATTCAAAACTAGGGTTTTTTAATGGATCTCTAAGTAACAATGGTACATTAGCTTCTTCAGCTAAATATACTGTCATTGATCTAGCAGGACAACATTCATCTTTTGCTTGTGTAGTAACTCTTTTAAATTCTAAATATTCATCAACCGGAAAATTGTTTGTTTCAAAATATGTATCTGTTACACTTCCTAGTAAAGATAATTCAATAAGTAAAGGTTGGAGATCATCTATTCTTTTTTTAGATAGCTCATCTCCTTCCTTATACATATTACCCCCATGTAGATTACGTCTACACCACTCTATTTGTGCTTTATTAAACGCCTCAATAAATTGCCAACATTCAATGTTATCATAATCATTGCTGTCTAATTTATTTAGCCGTTGTTTAAGTTTAATTAAGAGTGTACTATTTTCCATTTTTATATATTATGAATTCCAATATGGTTCAACTTTATCTAATAAAGATAATAATGTTTCCTCATTTGATGGATCTTTTAAAAATTCTAAACATTCATTAGGACGTTTACCCAATCTAATTCCACTATCCATTGGTTCTATCCAACCTCCAGCTTTAGTTAATAAAAATCTATAAAACAAAGAATCTTTAACTAACGCTCTAAGTTTTAACTCTTCCATATCTAATTGTGCAACTTCTAAAAAGTTTGATGCAGCACGTTTTTTATTATTCTCTGCACCATCACCTAAAATATAAGTATCCATGTTTTCATACATGATATCATTAGGTGTATTTTTAGTGTATTGTACACTATCAATATCTACTACTTTAGAAACATACATTAATTTAGTTGTATTAGTATCATACAGCTTTTGTAATAATGCAATTGATTTGTTTTTTAATTTTGTTAATTCTGTTCTAGTAGATAATGTTTCTTTAACTGTATCTAAATAAAACTTAGGACTAGTTTGTGCCTTTTTAGCTTCTGCTAATGATTTTGCTACAATAGAAAATCCACCTGCTTTGATAGCATATAACTTTATTTTATCATAAGGATCTACTTCAGGTTCTAAAAACACTGGATCATTACCACATCTCAATTCTATTTTATCCCAAAACTTAGAATTATCAGGTTTCATTACAGTTAACCTATTCCAAAAATCTTTATCTTCTGGGTCAACTACATTAGCAGCTAATTCAGCCTCAAGTTCAGAAACTACTTTTCTAATTTCTGCAATTTTTGCTTTTTTTTCTTTAGCAGGTAACATTTTAACTTTAGGATCAAATTCATTAAGTCCTGTTATGTACCTTTTTACCCCATTCATTTCTAAACAAGCTAAACTTTCTTGATGCCATACGCCATCATGTAATGCTAACCCATAAGTTTCTAATCCCATATTTTCTATTTGTTGGTTAAAATAAGGGCGTATAGCTATTGAGCTACTCTTCTTTGTGTGTTGATACTTCTCAACAATTGTGTAATCTTCCATTTGTGTTTGGTTTAAAAAAATTAATAATTATTACTCTAGTCAAATAATACACTTATGTGTACATCTTATTATTACTAATATTTCTAAAGCAAGATGTTTAGTCTTGCTAAAGTTTTTGACTATGTTGTCAATACAACATTAATTGCTCCATTACCTGTTTGAATATAGAGGTCTCCCTTTTTTAATCCATCAGCTTTTGCAGCATCTTCATCAGCATATGTAGTAGAATCAGCAAGATCACGGATCCAACTAATTACTTCATTTACATGTAATAATCTAGCGTTACCTGTCTGAGCTCTTGATACTCCTTCATAGGCAGCGCTTTCAAACTTCTGACTTAATTTATTTACTTGTTTAGGCTTTCCCATGATTATTTGTTTTAAAGATTAAAATAAAAAGGGAGGAGGATTAACCCCTCCCCTTTAATTATAAGTTCTAGAATGATCCTCCTGTAACAGGGTTTCTCATTACAATTTTAAGAACTTTGGTTGGATCTTTAACCCATATAGCTGGCATAGTCTGAGTCATATAAACTCTATATCCATTGAATTGTCCAGTAGAAGCAAAACCTTGAGTTCTTCCCATATAGTCCATAGTACCATTTTGGTAGAACCATTTAAGTTGATTATCCCAAGAAAGTTTTAACAAGTGAATGTTATCATTTCCTTCATCTGTTACATCAAAGATAATAAAGCTAAATGAACTTAGAGGTCTTCCATCAATTAATGGATTCTCAATATCATTAGTATTTAAATTATCAAATGCTGGATTCAATACAAACTTAACGTTAGCTAAGAAAGGAATAGTAAAGCTTGTGTAAGCAAAACCATAATCTAAATCCATACCAGAACCTGTAACAGCTCCAATATCTGATGCATTTTGTACTAGACCTGAACCATACACTTCATCAGCAATTGCTTTGTTGATAAGTTGCATACCTCCAATACCTGTTTGTACAACAAGTGATCTTTTTGGGTCTGGCCCTTTAAATTCAACTTTACCTTGATAGAAGTTATAAAGTTCTGATTTAAACATGTCAAGTGTAAATGATGACTTGTTATATACTCTTTTGAAAGAGTTATCTAACTGTGACCATAAACCTACTGATAGTCTGATATCATCTGGACCATCTTGTTTAATTCTACCACCTTTACCCCACATTAGGTAAGTTTCAATATCCGTTGCAATTTTAGATAAGTGAGCTGCTTCCATATTTGTAATGAAAGTTCTTGTAAGAGTTCCATTCTCAAATGCTTCTCTAGCACCAGCTTTACCCATGTTTGCTACAAGTCCTTCTATACTAGGTACAGATGGATTGTTTGGATCAGTGTTGAAGTTTCTCCAGATCTCAGTAACAGGTACAGTACCATCAGCATTTAATCCGCCTTTGATCATTAAATCTGCTCTTGAAGAAATTGAATAATGAACGTGTGCTTCTGCTCCTCCTACAAAATTGTAGAATTCACGGAAACCAGATCCAGTTTCAATATCTGAGAAACGTTCTCCGTACTCACCTCTTGCAGAACCTTTTCTGAAGAACTTTGTACCTTTAGCTAAATACTTGTTATCCAAGATAGCCGCATTGTTGTTGTTAACTAATTGAACAGTATAAACAAAACCGTCACCTGCTGGGATAATATCATCAGCTGTGATGTAAAGTTCTAGTCCATTATACTTATCATAAGTAATAATGTCACCGTGTCCAAATGTTCTTTTGTTAATTTTGATCTTAAATAAAGTACCATCAATACCTTTATTGGTTGATGCTGGTTCAATATCCGCTACAATGTACGGAAGATCTTGTGCAATAGGAGTTTGCCACTTGTACTCACCTCTAGCGTTATCCACCATGATAGTATTCTTACCACCAAATGAAGCCATTTGATACAAAGGCATTTCTACCTTTTGGGTCATAGCCCATAGATCAATTGGTCCCATATCCATAGGCTCAGGGTTACCAAGCATTTGGGTTAGGTGATACGAATCAACATGAGAACTAGCTTTGTAGCTTGTATCACGTAGGAAAATCCCATTATTTAAAACTGGAGTTGCCATAATTTTGATTGTTTTTAATTGTTAATAATTGTTTTACTCTGTTTATATTTAATCTATCTAATTAAATTCTTTTACATTCTTTTGAAAATATTTGTTGGTCTAGCTAATTTTCTCTTAGAATTTTTATTTTCTGCTTCTGCTCTGTCAACACCTAATGATGTTCCACCAGCATTTGTTTGTTCTGTTTTTAATTTTCTCACCGTTTTCTCAACACTTTTCTGAGCTCCTTTATCCATAATTTTTGCTTTATAGCTTACAGGATCCTGTAGTAACCATAATGCTTCAGATATAAGAGAATAATTTGGTTCAACAAATTGATACTTTTCTAATAAATGACCTAACAAATTTGTATTACGTCCACTTACTGATGGATAATTTGGTTGAACTAAACCATTATATAACATGGCTTGTGTCTTTCTATCAACTTTTAATTCACCTAACTTACCATCTTTTAATGTATCATATACATTTTTCATATAAGCTTTAGATGCTTGTTCTTGTTGTTTCTTTTTTAACTCTTGTTCTTGGAGTTTTTGAGCAACAACTTTTTCTTGCATCTTATCTAATTTAGGTTTAAACTTATTTGCTTGTTGTTCTAACTTACCTAAATCTTTCCATATCTCAATTTCTTCTTGGATCTCTTCTTGAGTACCATATCCTGTTGCACCTAAATATTGACTAATAATTTGTTCTTGGTCATTTGTTTTTTTAACATCTAAACTTTTACTTGTCTCTACTTGTGATAATGTAGAAAATAATGCTTTAAGATCTTTACCTCCATCAGCAACATATTTAGCTGCTATTTGTAATTCTTCTGGTAAAGATTGAAAAAATTGTTTAGGAGTTTCACGTCTTACTTGATTAGCTTTTTCTTCTAAATTAGCTTGAATTAACTCTTCCCAATCTTTAGCACTGTATTCTGATAAATCTTTATCATCATCAAATGCAACAATTTTATCTTCTTTGATTAATTTTGAAAAAACATCAGATATACCATTAATAGGTTTTCTACCTTTTTTTGTTTTTAATTCAATATTATTTTCATCTTCTTCTTCAATACCATCTAATGTATCTAAAATATCATTAGCGTTTTCTTCAGCTTTTACTTCTGCTACAGGTTCATTTGTATCTGAAGGTTCACCTGATTCATCATCTTTTTCTACTTTAGCATTTAAATCATCTTTATCATCCTTGTCAGGATCTGCAAATGACATATCTGCTTTCTCAGTTAAACCACTAAAAATATTTTTAGGTTTACTTGAGTCATCTGAAATCATATCAGCACCACTTGGAGCAGCATTGAATATTTCATCTAAATTAACGTCTACTTGTTCTACGTTACTTTTCACTTGTTGTGTTTGAGTTGTACTCATAATTATGTTGGTTTTAATAATTAATATTCCTTACATATATAATATACGCAAAGTTTGTATTATAAACTTATAATATTTGTGGAAAAATAAAAATAATAAGCAGTATATAGCTAACGTCAATTATTTTTTGTTTGAATCCTTAGAATCATACTTATTTTTATTTTCTTTAGCTATTTGAAGTTTGGTATTAGCTATCTCTTTTTGAGCATTTATTTTTTCTCTTTCAACTTGGAGCCTACTATTTTCCATTAATGATTTAGCGCTATTTTCTTCACGTTTAATATTCATTTGCTCACGGTATTGAGTAGTTTCTCTAATATCTTTCATAGCATCTTGAAAATCAGACTGTTGATTCTGATTTATATCAACCTGAGAACCAAATCCTGCAGATCTAATTTCAGCAATAGTGACATCATTCTGTCTGTCTTTTGCATTTTCCTGCATTTCAACTTGTAATTTTTGTTGTTCTTCTTGTGATTTGGCTTGCAATTGTTGTTCTTGCATTTGACGTTGTTGTTGCATTTCTTGCTGACGTTGCTGTTGCATTCTTGTTTCAGAATCTTTTAGTATGTCTGTTACTTCAGCAATTGAATCAGCTTTAACAATATTTCCTAGTTCATATATACTTGCACCAGTTGTATTATTTGTAAGAGCCATTTGTTTTAAATTCTCTAATATAGCTCTGTGGTTTGTTTTAGTAGTTGCAAATACATTAAAATCTCTAAGTAATAGTTCAGTACCATTAATAGAAAAATTAACCTTCTCAGCTTCTGTAGAGATATAGGAAAGTCTTACACTTGGATTAGTGCTATAATAGTATTGTGCTAAATCAGTTCTCATTTGATGAACCCTTGGCATTAAATGGTCTGAATGTTGTACAAAATACATTTCTGTTTGGGCATATGACTGTTGCATAGCTTGTACAACCCCGGTTGCAGTTTGTGCTGATACGGCACCACCAAGACGCTGAGGATTAATGCCAATGGCATCAAAACATTGTTGTTTAAAATAATTAGCTAATTGTATTCTAGACATTAATCTATTAGTCTGCTCCATGTTTAGAGTCTGATAATGATTAAAGTTAGTTGCATTTTCTGTATTAGTAATAGAAGTATCTAATGGAAGCATCTGAAAATCTTTCATTGCTACAAATGCTTTAGCATAATTGTTTTTACCCCAGTCTTCACCCATTGAGTGACGTGGTAAAGCATTTTGATCAAACATAATTACTGTACCTAATTCATCAATTAGTATATCAGCAATTTGATTATTAACCATGTTATAACCAACTTGATATGCTTTCATTAAATCTACTAAAGAAGTAGATCTTGTATTTCTATCAGAAAATACTCTACCCTCTACTGGAAGTTTACATCCATAAAGTGTATTATTACCTTTGAATTGAAAGGGTAATCTACCAGGTTTAGTTCTGTTAATACCTATATATATTGGATTAACATTATCACCCATAGTAGATTGCCACATAGCTGGTAAATTTGGACCAATTTTTACACCACCCCAAACCTCATTAATCCATATCCATTCTATATGTTCACCTTCTAATAAATTTTCTTTAGATTTTTGTTTAAAAATTGATGTATCAAATACACCTTTTTTAGTAATTTTAAATGTTTCATCAACTATCTCTTGAGTAACTTCCCCGTCATTTTCTATTTTTGTTAAATGACCTATTCTACGCTGTGTCTTCCAATAGATAGTAGATATACGCATTAAGTTACCTTCACCCCACATTGATACATCTTCTGTCTCATCAAGTATTTCACTAAGTATATCTCCACCAGCAGCGGGGTTATTCCAATAATTACTTGTGTATTGTCTATATGCTAACCCAGGTGAATTTGTATTCCACTCATGAGATCTAGTAGCATCATAATATGCACCATCATTTTGATATCCATTTACTTGATATTGAGCAGATCTAGCTGGATAAACTTTCTGTAAAGATTTTAATTGTTTTTCATCCATAAGATATCCAAACTTATCTACTACATCTGATACAGTCATCAAATCTACTTTACCACAATAATTTGAATCTGCAATATATCTTTGATCTGGTGATTTCTGATAAAAAGTTAATACTGGATTCCATAGTTCAATATCATAATCATCTTCTAACATTCTAAAATGCCAAAACTCTCTATCTGCAATAAGCATATCCCTAAATCCTCTTTCTTCAAGTTCTTGCATCTTGAATCTTTCTTCATCAACTGCAAGTTGATGTGATGCCCACTCTTCAACCATACTTCTATATGACTTACTAAAAAAGTCTTCTATAGCTGGTAAAGATTTTAATCCTTCTGGTGATAATTGTTGTTGAGCTTCTTCAGATGAGGGATCCATACCCATTTCAATCATCTTACGTACTAAGTTTGCCTCAGCATCAGCAAGTAAAGATTCTTCTACTTGCATTCTTTTTTGTTCTAACATCTCATTATAAGATGCGTCATCTACTGCTCTAAATTGTACTTTTGTATAACGTTTAGCAAATTCACCTGTAAGAACATTTATTACATTAGGTACAATTGGATAAAATTTAAGTTCTAACGCAGAATCATTTTCTTTTGTTAAAACATCCATCATGTCTTTGTAATCATTGTCTGGCTCTACAATGTAATCTGATTTGTCAATTAACCCTTGAGCAAGTTTATAATTTTTAAGTAATCTTCTAGCATTTAAACGCAAAAACTCTATACCTTGAAGTTCTAACCAATCTAAATTCCAAGCTGCCCAATCATCAGTTTTTTCCTTATATGACAAAAACTGAACTGGTTGAGTTAAGCTAGAAAATGTAGGCCCGCTTTCTGCTTTTGCCCCATTCTTCAGTTGCATGGCGTTTAATACTCTCATATTATTTTTATCTATTTAATATTTTTGAATCCTGATCTATTAATTTTGGTTCCTCCCATACTTCTTCTACGGCCAATATTTTTAAACGGACTACTATACTTTAATTTACTTATTTTTTCTGAGTTTACCAAGGAATTATCGTCTGATTCACGTCTTTTAGAATACCCTCTGTTTGATTGTTGTATTTTAACAAAAGCAATTAATGCACCGAATGTAACTAATCTATCTACGTTTAATCCAGGATAGTAGGCCATCATTTCTTTAATAAGCATAGGATCTGGTATCCTCTCTACTCCTAACGTTTGTGACATAACAGAACCATGCTCATCTGTTTCTTCATGAATACTCTCTCTTAGAAATTCAATAGCATAAGATATTAAATGGCTTTTAAATAATGTTCCTGTATTTTTCCAACCATACTCTTGATAAACTGTTCTATTTGATCCCAAATCTTTTAGAAAAAGTATTTGTTGTTTTGGAACTAAATACCTTTGTTTTTTTCTGGCTATCATGTGTTGAATAAACAATGAAATATTATTCTCAACAATAGTCCAAGCGTTATACCACTCAATTAATAACTCAAGTCTTTCATGTGTTTTGTTTATATCATCAAATCTACCACACCATGCTGCAACAATTTTATCTTTCTCAATAAATTGTTCAACATCACCACCACCTATTTCTCTAGTTACTTCAGTTGCATTCTTGTAAATATATATACTACATAATGAATCTGATGTAGTTGTTTTACCTTCTGACACAGGGTCAATAGATCCATAGTATGCTCCAAATCCAGGATTGGGTATAGGTCTTTCCCATACAACTATACTTCCTGTTTTATCTTGTTGTTTTTTATTTACTGGAAAAGTACTAACTGGTAATTTAGTTGTCCTTTTAGCTATAATACCTGATTGATCTCTGTCAAGTTCAATAAGTTCATATGGGTATTCTTTCTCCTCAATTTTTTTAAGTTGTTTACTTAATATACCTTGTGGAAAAACAGATTCTTTTCTATAGGCAAATGCCTCAGCAATATTTAAAGGTTTTTGAGATATTCTTAATTGAAACTGTTCTCCGCCTAATTCATTTTTCCATCTATCTCTTTCAATCTTTATAGCTTTAATTGCTTCTTCAATCTCTGAGTTACCGTATTTATCTATGTATGGAGGCATTGACCATTGTTCTGGTATAAACAAACCAGCCATACCAATAGTGCCGTCAGCATCCATTAAATTAGTTTTTACTGCATATATATCATTTGCATTAGGATTAAGAATCATTTCCTTTAAAGGATTGCATTGTTCTAAATCTCCCACTGATCCGGCTGCAATAAATTGACCAGTTGTCATCATACCTGAAGACATTGCAGGACGTAGGTACTCATACGTCTGCATCATGTTTTTAGCAATACCTGCCTCCTCATGAAAGAAGTATGTACATGGTCCACCAACTCCTGTGGTAGCATTTTTTTCAAATGAAGCTCCTTGAATTTTTGATTTTAAACCTCTTGAAGTTTTTCTGTTATTTATTTTTACTTCAATCTGCTGTTGCCATAATAATACTTTCTCAGGATTACTAGGTCTATACCATGCAGTATGTTCATTTAAAAATGTCTTATATTCTTCTAAAAATTTCCAAGAACCTTTATCATTTATGTAATCTTTAAGAGATGCTCCTATTTTACATATTGATCCTTCTTCAAACCAATATTGATTGATAATCTTTGCCATATGAAAATATGAAGAAGCAATCTGACGTTTTTTAAGTATAGCAACATGTTGATTATTTAATTCAGCTATTACTTCATACAATGCCATATGATATTGTGCATCTCTTACCTTTGCAAAACCATAATGCTTTTCTTCTTTATCAAATATAGGTAAGAAATTAAGCCACATATAATAGTCCCTAGTAAGGTACCATGTATTGTCTTTATTTTTATACAAAACCCCTGTTCTGCATTTACTTTTTTGGTCTTCCCAATAAGCTGTAAAATCTTTAGATCTAAAAGGGGCATTACAATAATTACCTTCTGTATTAAAACGTTTAGCTTCTTCATTAAAAAGCAATGCTGTAGAATCAAAGTTATATTGACCAGGCTCTTTAAATAAAGATTCTAAAAAACCTCTAAATTCATTATCAGAAGAAAACTCAACAGTAGACCACTTTTGATTTTCAAAAATAGGTATAACCCTACTCATCTCTTATAATGGCATAAACATCACCAACTTGTAATAATAAATGTTCTTCTCCATCATGTTTCATAGGTGTAGGCATAGCATGTTCTGCATATCTTACTACATCACCAATCTGTATTTCACTTACTGATTCACCTCTTCCTACTACCTGACCTTCATAAGTTATTTTTTGTGCAATTGTGGGAATAATAAGTCCTGATGCAGTTTTTGTTGCTGCTTTAATTTCTTTAATTAATAACTTTTGTCCTACTGGAATAATTTTTTGTGCCATAATTTTTGATTTTATATTTGGTCATATGCTAAACCTGCACCACCACGCACAGAGCTATCTTGTTCTTGTCTCATATCAGTAAATGCACCTTTATAAGATTGTCTTATTGCTTCAAACTTTGCAGCAGCATTTACCATAGAATTTATATTTCCATCTCTACCATGTTCTATAGCGGTAACTTCCATATACTTTGCTAGTCTATCTAACATAGATTTTATACCTACATATGCTCTATATGTTGGTGTTTGATACATTTTCTCACACATTGCTTTAGCATATCTTATTGGTGGATCTTCTGTTGAATCTTCAAGTTGAATCTCTTCAATAATAATATCTTCCTTTTCATGTTCTGGTAAATTAAAAAATGGATTGGCATCAGGATTAGGACATGTCATATAAAACAAATATTTATATACTGTCATATGCGTATCAGGATATTCATCCATTATTTTTTTAAGAAAAGGTAATGCATGACAATGTTCAGTCACTATCAATTCACTATTTTGTATATCAAATAATCTTACTATCATAATTGTTTTATATATCTTTTATCCACTTTATTAATGACATGACTTCATCTTTTAAATATGGAAGTTCATATATCTTTATTGTATCTAATACAGGTTCTCCATTAACATGTTCATTTATTGGATAACCAAACTTGTCTTCACCTACTTGTTTAAATTTAACATGTTGAATAGTTAATTTACCAATTTTTAATTTAGGGTTATGCTTTTTAATTATATATGCATACATACTTAATTGTAAATTATAATGATTTAGATTACAATCATCTAAATGACTTATAGGTTTATACATTTTATTAGTTATACCTTCCCAATTAGTAAATCCTTTTTCTTTTATTTCTTTATTAGTTTTATAATCATTAATATTTATTAATCCATCTACTATTTCAACAACATCAGCTTGTCCACATAATCCAACAGATTTTAAATATACTAAATGTTCAGGATATAAACCATTTTCTAATTTTTGATTTGGAGAAAGTTTTATTCCCTCATCATCTATTATTGGTTTAATAATAGGCACTTCAATACCATTACGCTCAATAGTTTTAAAGTCAAGCATGTCTGCTTCTCTTTGATTGTGATAAAAATTACCTAGTGTAATTGCTCTATCTGTTTCCCCATCCCATGCTGCAATAATTTCTTTTGGGGTCATTCCATACCACTTAGATCTTTTATTTTTTGATGATTTTTTTGCTTGTCCATCTCTATCAAATTTAGGTTTAAATTTACCTATAAAAGATGTTACTCCAGTCCATTGAATATTATCATTATCAATGCTTTCATAAATGTGACCTTCTTCTTGAAATTTTATTGCCATAATATTATACTATTGTAGTATACCACCAGCTATTTTCATTACCCGTGGTTACTGTGGTTATCTCACTACCTGTGTAATAATTAATTTCTATCATTATTTTCAATTTGATTATTTATTAACTCCTCTTCTTTTTCAGTTGTGTAAGCATCCCAATATCCTTTTGGACACTCAGATGCTGTTGATCTTACTTTAAATGCTAAACTACATCCACAATCAGAACAACATGGTTGTGATCCAGGTGCTAAACAATCTTTCCCTTCTGCATCAAACAATGAGCATCTTATACATATTTGAAATCTGTCTGTTGCAACAGCTTCAATATGTTCTTTTTTAAAAATACTATTTGCAATACCATCTGCAATTTTATCAGCATTTTTAAATATACTAAGATATTTTTCCCATTTTTTCATTTCTCTTTAAATATTTTTTTGTTTAAAATATCTATTTCCATTTGTTTTAATGCAGCTTCCATTTGCTTAACATTATTATTAATTTCTTGACTTTTAGCAAAACCTATATAAGTTCTTTTAGCTAAATTACCCAGAATACTTTTATTTTTTTTAATTGCTTTTTCAAGTTTATTTTTTCTTAAATAAAAAGTTCCCAGTCCATCTACATGTACCCTTGGAAAATCTATATCAGATAATTTCTTTCTTAACTTACTGTAGTAAAAAGTTATAAATTCATCTACTACAGAATTATGCACTCCTACTTCATCAGCTATATCTTTTCTAAGTTCTTTATGACTCTTTGGATTCACTGCCTAATATTTTATAATCCAGTAATACTAATCCACTGGTTTGAACATTAATATCTTTTTGAAGTGAAATTGTTTTTTTATTATTACCTGATTTATTAAGTAAATTCTTTTTTTCAGCTTTAGTAATTGCATTCCTGGCAGATTGAGGGCTTTTAAATATATTACCCTCAACTAATTTTAAACAAAATTTAGTTAACTCAATATTCTTATATTTAGATAACTCTGCTAAAAACTTCATATCTGAATTGCTTATAAATATATTATTAAAAAAACAATAAGTCATTATTTGATATTGAATAGTTTTATCAATATCAACTTTCATTTTTATATCAACTTTGTTTACTATTGCCATATTATAAACTTAATATCATATCAACTAAGTCCGGGTGAGGATAACAATCAGATTTATCCTTCCTTACATTGGTATGTGTTAATAATCCTTTTACTTTTCCTAGGTGTGCATCAAGTTGAAATCCAAATCCTTTTGTAGGTCCATGTTTTTGTATAAATTGTTTTAAACCTAACCTAACATCAATTTGATCTCTTTCACCTATATATTTAATCCATTTCTCAGTTGCTTTAATTTGTGCATCTGAATAACTATGCCATTTGGTATAACTATTAAATGGTTCAGATAATATTTGAACTTGTTCTTCTTTACATGTAGAGTTTACATATGTTTTGTTATTATGAGTTAGATATCCCATAGAACATATCTCTAAACCTACTGAATGACGGTTCATATATCCTGATCCTGTTTTACCTAAATGCCATCCTTGTGCACCTGTAGGAAAAGCTTGAACCATTACACCATCATTTTCATCATTATTATTTCTATGATCTATACCGCCTAATACAAATTCAGTGGCTATTCTACCACGTGAATCTCTACCCCAATGGTCAATACATCTATAAGGATCTGCATGACCAGCGGTATGATGTAAAAATATATACTCATTATTAACAGGACCATTAACATATTCTCCTTTAGGTAAATAATGTCTATGTATTACCTGATCATAATTTGTTTTATAATATTGACCTTGTAAATCAGTATCTTCATCTATTTCTTCAGGGATTGTATTCTCTAAATGAGTTAGTAGAACCCACATATCATTATCAACCATTCCAGTCACATCTAAATGACGTGTAAGTTGAAAACGTTTAACATGCTTCTCTGTATTAGGGCCAAAAACTCCATCAGATTTTATTCCTAATTTACTTTGAAGTGCTGCTACTCTTGAACCTTTTGATCCAATTTTTAACATTTGCATTTTACTTTGGATTTACTGCATCTTCCATTGCAGCTTTAAACTCATCTGCTTCAGGAGTTGATGGTTGTCCTCCTTCTTTTTGTGCAGCATATTGTTGTGCCATATACATTTGAGCTTGCATACGTTCTGCTCTTGCTTTTTCTATAGCAGATAAAAGCATTTCATAATCAGCTTGTACTTCTAAATGTGGGATGTTGTCTTTGTAGAATGCAGTTATTTCCTCTCTACGTTCTGCAAGTTGTTCTTTAGTTAATTGAGGATCTTTCTCAGATAATTCAGGGTTGGTTTTTGTATCAGCCATTTTTATAAATTTAAGTTAATAATAACAAATATATAAAAAATGTTTAAATCAAAAAAGTTTATTGTACTTTATTATTTCTTTGCTTACCATTTAACTTTATCTGCCCAATACGCTGCAGACATCTTTCCTTTTTTTATATTCTTTCCATGTCTAGCTTTAAATGACTTACGTTTAGCTTTCATTTTAGCTGATTCACCAGCTTTTGGTTTACCTGCTGTACTAGCGCCCTGCTCACCAAATCTAATTGTTTTTACTTTATCACCTACTTTAGCTACAACAACATGTGACTTTTTTGGGTGTGATGGGGTACGTTTAGGTTTATTAAACCCTGCTACACCCGCTCTTGCCAATCTGCTATCCTTTGTCTTTGCCATAATTAATGTACTATTTTTAAAAAGTCATCCGTTCTATAAACTTCTCCTGTTGTTAAACCTGCAGTTATAGCAGCATTATTGTCTGCATGTACAGGGACACCTGATATTTTTAATTTAGCAATATTAACATTTGAAGCATTAATATTTAAAAGATCTGCAGTACCACTATCTAAATCTCCTACTGTAAAAACTCTGTTATTATTTACGTCAAATATTGAAATTCTATGGTCACCGTAGTCAGATTGCATATAACCTGAACCTGATACTGGATCATTAAATTTAAAATCACCTGAAACGTTTAATTTATAAGAACTAGATAAATCAGAACCAATAACAACGTTTCCCTTTAAATAAGTACCTACTATAGAATCATTACCTAATGTTACAGTATTAGAGCCAAAACCAGTGGCAGCATATCCTATTACAATTTGATTTTCAGTAGCTATAGAACTCCCTCCTGATGCTGGTCCAGGTTGAGACAGTGATCCTATATAAATAGATTCTCTGTTATCACCTCCATTAGTTCCTCCTGGTCTATTATAACCTGCAGCATATCCTATTGCAGTATTATTATCACCTTGTATTAATGATAAAGCATATTGTCCAATTGCTGTATTTCTATCAGCATCTGTTGGATGATCTAATGCATATGGACCTATAGCAATATTACTTATTCCAGATGTATTATCTTTTAAAGCATCCCTACCTAAAGCCATATTAGAAAAATGTGCGCCACCACCAAATCCTAGTGTCATATATATAGGATTAGCACTAGTGTCTAAAGTAAATATACCTATATCTCCATTAACTTGAAGTTTAGTTGTTAAGGCTGTTGGAATTACTATACCTGCTTTATCAATTATTACTTCACTTCCTGTATCGTTTACAACAGAATTTTCTATACCAGTACCACCCGTTGACCATTTAGTCAAAGTGTTAGCTGTTCCGGTTCCAGTTACTGTACCACCACCGTCTGTTGTTTCAATTACATTACCTGATGAATCTACAGCTAATGTATAGGCTACCGTACCAGTATAAGTTCCGGATCCATAATCTACAAACTTTATTGACTTGTGTAAATCAATTTCTTCTGAGCCAGATGTAGTTTTAATTTCAAGCATTGGATTATTTCCTGCTGCTCCTAACTTTAAACCGTTTCCTGCCCAATTATATATAAAACCAAAACCATCGCCATCATCATCCCAACCAAAACTCACCTTAGAGGTTCCATCTTGTTGAATCAAATACTCAGGATCACCTGAAGTTACAGAGCTAGGTTTGTTTATAATAAATCTATCTGCATTGTTTAATCTTATTTGATATAAACCACTACTTAGTTGTGGTGATTGTTGTAATTGGCTATTCCCAATAACGCTATTTGCCCCATCTGTATAAACAGGTATAAAATTAGTAGTACCACTACCAGTAACCTCACCTGAGTTAATACCTGCTTTAAGATCTTTTATAGATATGAGCTCATTATACATTTTAGGTGTATTAAACATGCCATCATCTGGATTAGGCCTTCTACCCAATACTAAATAATCTGTGTCTTCGGTTTTTTTAACTACTCTTTTTCTATTGAGTAGACCCATCATGTCTATTAATATATTTCCCATTTTATTTTTTTTTTATGTATCTGTGCAAAGTTTTGTACAATCAATACTATCCAATATTGTTTTAATTGCTGCGTATGTCTCAGTAACAATAACAGGTGTAAATCCAATTCCCACATTAAGTAATCTTAAATTTAAATATACTTGAGTATTAGGATCAAAAT